TTAAATAAATTCTTTGCGTAATCCATTATTATCTCCTATATGATTTCTTTGTTAGATTATAGACTGAAGCGAACTTTAACATAACCGTCAGCATCTTTAGAGGTTAGGAATGTACCTACTCTTGGGGTTGCTACAAGATTATTGTTAACTGTTGTCTGTAGAAGTCCTGATGGTCCAAGATATGCGCCTGAACCTGCAACTGGTGTAAGACCTGGATAAACCATGTTTGTTACAAGTGTACCCTGAGTCCACATTTGAACCTTAGAACCCTTCTGCACTTCATCCTTATAGAAGTTGATATGCATCTGAGTCAAATCTTTGTTAACCATGTCTTGCATCAAGAAACCGATTGGTGTTTTTCCTGATTGCGATGCTGCATAAGTACAGATAGCAACACCTTGGTCCATAGATGTACCGGAACCACCTGTGCTTAAGCTAACTACACCGCCACGTTCAGCAACTTCGTCCATGAAAAAGGACATGTCGTCCGCTACGAAGTATCTTTCTGGTTTTAGAGCCATTGTATAAATCTCCTATTATTTTCTATAGTATTACTTTGTCTTTGCGAAACGCTGATTAGCCTTAGCACTGTACTGAAGACCTTCAGATAGGAACCCAGAAAGTACTTTGCTTCTGTCTTGTCCTTCTGCACTACCACCATTAAGAGCAGCTTGCTTTTCAATTTCTGCCTTAGCTAAATCACCTTCAACTTTTGTTTTAGCTGATGCGTCAGCATCATCTTCATCATCGTCGTCGGCCTTAGCCTTCTTAGCACACTTTGCTGTTTTTTCATCATCTGACATCATAGCAACGATATCTGCAAACTGTTCATCATTAAGAGAATCCCATTTTGCAACAGTAGCGTCAACTTTGTCAGCTTCTATACCAGCAGCAATAAGCTTAGATGTACGAGCAACTTTCTTAGACTCTGCCTTCATAGCTGCTGTTTCAGCGGTTACGATTGTAACCTGTTCTTTAGATGCTTTAAGTTCTTCTGTAAGAGCAGCAATAGCCACGTCTTTAGATACTAGAGCAGCCTTTACGGTTGCAAGTTCACTTTCAAGAGCGGTCTTAGCTTGCGCTGTTTCTGATAGACTTTTCTGAGCTTCTTCTACTGCCTTTGCTTGTTCAGCAGCTTTAGCTTGCTCAATCTTAGCAATTTCAGCCTTAGCAGCCGCTAGTTCGGCCTGTAGATTCTGAACTTGTTTTTCATCCATTTGTATATCCCTTATAGTTATTGAACCTTTACTCGTAAATGGCTTACTACCACTATCGAAAATAATACTTCTTTCATTTGCGGGATTAGTTACAATCCCCTGCCCTGTAAAGAAAAAATCTTTAAGTAGTCTACCAACTTTATATCCCTGATATTCACCAGTACCACCAAACGCTCTTAAGTGTTGTGATAGAAATGCTGTTGAAGAATTTCTAGGTATTGTTTGATGATTACCGGCTTCATCTATAACTGCATAATCAAAGGCTGGAAATCTACATTCCATTGAAACGAAGCCTTTTCCATCTTCAATATCTGCAATTACTTTATTAACTTCATCTAATCTATTTTCATCTGCCCATATTTTATATAGAACAAATTCTGAAACAACATCGAATTGGTCAGGAATTAATTCTTCTGGAGTATTATCAAGAATAATATTTCCTTGAGAATCTAAAACATAGCTATCAGTCATATGACCGACAATATTTAATTCGTTATGACCAAGATTTAGTTGCTTATCTGCAACTGTGTGTCTTGCGTTCCATGTTGGTTTTTTATCAAATACATCGTCATTCTTATTCCAGCCAACTGATGCTAATATACTATGTCTATAGAATAAATCTAATTGATTAGGATTAGCCCCTGCTTTAGCAGCTAATAACTTACATTTTTCTACGCCTTCTTCAGTAAGAATAGTTGAAGATGGTTTTATCACAGAAGCATACGTTACGCTGCCTTTAGCAATCATATCAGCGATACCAGCTTTTTCCTCTGCTGGATATATTTGAATTGTCATAAGTTTAACCTCTCACATTAGTATACACAAAAAGCAGAAAAAAATTGATAAATTTATTAATTATCTTAATGAAAGCTCTATTTCTGTTTGTGTTACGGCTTCTAGATTATCTAAATCTGCATTATTACTATCAGGCTCATTAGCTAACGCCATGCCCGAAGCCTGTATCTGACGCATCTCCTCTATTGTTGGCTCTCTATTATTTTGTTGCTTAAACATACCTAATAATATCTTAGTAGCAGATATAACGTTGATATCTGGAATAAGTCCGGCATTAGCAACCTCAAGAATTTTTTCATTAGTAACTTCTGAGAACGGCTCAAGATTAGAGAATACTTGGAATTTAACCTGTTCTACTTCTTCGGCTTCTGCAACTGTAAGTTGTCTCATATTTGATTTCTTATAGGCATTGGCAAGCAAAATAGGTGTAACTATATCTGATACACGTTTCTGCGCCTCACAACCCCATAAGAATATATTTGTAAACTCTGAAGCCTTAGTTTGAACTGGCGGGCGTTTCTTTTTTCTAGGTCCACTGTCCTTAGCCCTTTGTGGTCTGCCAGCAGTTCCTACCGGCTTATACTTAGCTTGTTGAATAGCGTTATTCTTAGCTTGTTCAAGCTGCATTTCGTGTTGTTGTTCGTTAGGAGATTGTTCACCGTCTTTCTTCGGCTTAAGGTCAACGCCTACTTCTGATGGAGCAACACCACCACGCTGTAGAAGTATCTTCTTCATTTCATGGTCTGGACTACTTTGTGGATTATGAAAACCGCTAGCCTTTGGTGGTAACTTTCCATTAGTACGCTTCTTATTATCTCTATTAATTCTGATACTTTCTATACCATAATCATAGCCGAAGTTTTCTAAAACAGATTCGGCAGACAACAAATCACGGTCAACAAGTCCAGTAAGAAGAGTTTTATAAGTTGTATCGTCGCCTAGATTTATCTGGTCGAATGTAATCTGTGCTGGCTTCTTATATCCCATTGCTAGTTGAACTTTTTTAATTTGTTCATTCCAGAAATTCTGAAGCACACGACGACCATATTCCAAACGCTCTACGAATGTTTGCATAGAAATAAATGAATTGGTCATGCCCTTAGACATACCAGTATTTCCAAATGGAACACCAAGCCCGTCATAGATATTAGATAGAACTGGTTGATATTTTTCAGCGCCTAGGAAATGGTGAACCTGAGTATTAGATTCCTTGAAGTCAATATCTGGACCCCAAACAAGGTCAATAGTTCCACCGCCAACATTGTTAGCAAGTATAGAACGCACCTTTGAAATATTAGCTCTTGTAGGAATAACCCATTCCATAGGATTATTACTTGCCATATTACCTAACTTCCAAAGACGAACATTAGAAATAGCACCATTTAAAGCAGATATATCAGCTAGTTTCATTTTTTCTAACATTACCAAGTCTTCTAAAATAGCAGAAATCATTGGCTTAGCCCATATATCCCAGTCGTCTTTACGATAGTAATACATAGATAGATTTTTATTATCCAAAGGAATCAGTGTCTTTCCTTCTTTAATAGCTGTTGCTATTGGCGCTGGAATCATGTTTAACATGTCTTGATAAGAAGACGATGGGTACATAAACTGAACACGAGCAAGAGAAGCTCTAAGAGCAGAGTTTATACGTAGAGCAAAGGCAAGTTGTCCAGTAAATACAGCTAAGTCTGGAGCTATAACCTGAAGAGCAAGCGGATTAATAAAATTATATTTTAAAGGGATACGACGTTTTTCGTAATCAACTTTAATTATAGGGGTATCATCAACGTCTGTAAGAACATAAGGAACGGTTCCTTGCGCCTTAGACCATTGACGCTCAATCTTAACCGGCATCATTCCATACGACGTTTGAACAGGAACATTAGCTATTCTATAAAGATAGTTAGCAAAACGCTCACTTACCATATCACCGTCAATATAATTCCACCACTCTGAAAAGAACCTCTGTTCTGCCTGATTAGGATGGACTATCTGTATTCCTTTACAGGTAAAATCGGCCATGAGGTCAATGACATTACGAACAATGCCTACATTATCGTAAGCACGCATAGATAAAAGAATCTTTTGTTCATAGCCCTTTGGATTCTGTTCATTACCATTAAAATACTCATAATCATCACGAGTATAGTTACTTTTAACTGAAGTATTACCATATGGCGCAGTAAAAGTTCTACCTATTTGGTAGGCTCCCGGTGTTGGATTATAATTATATCCATCGTTCCAAGTGTCAGCGCGAGTACAGTCATAGGTAGTAAGACTGTTATAAACTGCATTTAGTCTTTTTTCTGCTGATTTAGCGGCTTGTTCAGAAGTTATATCTGTCATTTTTGTGATTCCATTGTAATTTGATTACTAATTCTATTAGTAGTACACAATTTTAACTATATAAATCGTTTAGTTTTCTACATACTTCTGAGTGACCCCGATATAAAATTGAGTTATCTTCTTTTTCATTAGACTTAATATTTCCGGCAAATCCACCAATGGCTAATTCTATATCATAATGTACAGTACGTTCTCTTGTTCTTGATGTCATGTTTGCCATAAGAAGAGCGCTATATCTATCTTTTCTCTGCCTACCTTTTTTAGAATTTGGCAATTTAATTTCTGGAGTATCCCATCTTTCTCTGTTGGTTATGGCAGTAGAAGTAACAGTAATAGTGCAAAGTTCATTTTTAAGCTCTTCTATTTCTTCTATACATTTATTAATAGAGTCTTCGTTATCAGACAGCGTTACTCTAAGGTCCGCATCCAAGAATGATATAGCATCAAAGAATGGAAATAGAATAACTTTATCTTCCATGTCTTTCTTTAAGCCGTGATTAGATTGACTTGTCCAATCTTCTCGTGTGAAATAAACAACATCAATAATATGAGCACCTGTCATTCCGTCAGTTGGAAGAGGTTTCTCATAATTAATAATAGGATATAGAGGTAATTCTCCCGGTCTAATTAGATTATGGTCATTAAGCGATTCCATAACAGAGCGCCCACCACCTTCAATATCGATAGCAATATTAACTATATTGAATCTAGACATTAAGCCACGAATCTTACGAGCACAATATGCATAATAGTTATTTTCTTTAGTTAAGCCAAGAGCTACCTTATTATTATGGTCATCTTTATTAGTTGTCCAGCAATAAACTACTTTTCTACATTTAGCGTTAAGTTCAATGATAACAATAGAAAAATTGTCTGATGCCATAGCAGGGTCAATACCCATTACATACATCTTATCTTTATCGCCAGCTATTTTACATTCAAACATAGCTTCCTTAGATAATATAATTTCTCCATTAGGCTTAGTAATATCTTGATTCTCTTTAACAACACAACTTTCGATAAGAGTTCTTTTATAGAAGCCATTGGAATCAGAACTAAAAACCGCTCCATATTCCATCTGATATATACCATTATGAACAGTAGCTCTAGCTCTAGAAATCTGAGATAAATCCATAAAACCTTCTGGAATCATATCTACCGGAATTCTAATAACGCAAAAGTCTGCATGATTAAAATTCTGCCAATCTTCACCGACTAAATCTTTAACCTTTTGCTTATCTCCACGTGACTTTATAAATTTTCTATACTTATCATGATAGGCAGCAAAATGATTAAATGAGTATGAGGCGGTTCCAGATACTATAATTTGATTACCGATATGAACCTCTTTATCATCTTCAAATTCAAAACCAAAATAAGTAGCGGCTTTCTTACGAGAAATAATAGCGGCTTGGTCAGTTGGAGATGATGCTACCGCTGCGAAACCCTGAATAACCGTTTCAAATATTTCTACAGGTACAGACGCGAATTCATCTGCTATAACATCATTTGCACGCAAACCTCTAATCTTATCACCGGTTCCGATAGGAATAGCTAGAGCAAAACTATTACCACATTCCATCTTCCAACCGTCTGTACTATGATGAATATTATCCTCTGGAATAATCTTTCTTAGAATTGGAGAGTTTGCTCTAATTGTTTCCATGTATCCAAATATAATCTTAGATTGACGGAATCCGCTACCACAAATGATAACTTTACGATTACGTAGAAGAATAATACGTAGAAGAGTATATACGGCAAGAATAAATGACTTACCCATACCACGAGAACCTACAAGCATTGGAAACTTATGCTTCCATAGATTCTGTAGAAGGACACCTTGTATGACGTGGATGTCAACGTTTAGTATGACCTTACATGCAAGCCCAAAATATTCAGGCTTACTCATTATCCATGTATAGAATAACTCTGGTTTATCTGAAATAAATTCTGGGATATTATCTAGTGGATTGAATAACTGAGAGTCGTCTGGAAAGTAAATTCCTAAAGGCGCGTCTTCTAATATTCTATCTATTTCATTCTGAGTTTTGGCTAATTTCATCTAATACCTTATTAAATATTTCTACTGCCGCTTCTTCCGCTTCTAATTTAGAATTTGCAAATATTATTTCTACATGATAGTCAACTTTAATTCTTTCTAATTGCAAGCCTAAAAAACCACCATTCATACGTACCTTAGACCTTAGACGTTCGGGTATACCGGAGTTTTTAGGAAATTCTAATATTCTACTATATGGAAATTCACATATAATATATCGATATGGAAATTTTAACATCCTTGTCATTTCTGCAAAGAACGGTTTACACTTTAGGCCAAGATTCATAGCTATTTCACTGCTATTACGTTTACGCTCTATACGAACTATTCTTTCAAGACCCTTTATTGTATAGTCTCCAGTTTGGAGTGTTCCTACCTCTTGCTGAAAACCATAGAATGTAAAATCCCAAGGAGTCTTCTCTCTTGTATCTTGTATTATTGTTATATCATTCATTTCTTAGGTCTCGGTTTTACTTTTGGCTTAAGCTTTTGCTTCAATATTATATCTCTAAACATCTCTGCGTACATTGCTTCCTTGTTCTTAATGCTCCTATGATGAGGAATACAGAGACATATCCCGTTCCCAACCACATATCTTAAAGAGGCGCTCGCGGACCAAGGTACTATATGATGTACTTGTAGTTTTGTTCTACGTCTACATCCTGGCCATTGGCATTTATGACAATCGCGTTTAACTACCGCTCTTCTCCAAGTCCAATATTCGTCCGAACGCCTATCTTCTGCCATGATGATTACTTATTTCTCCTGATATCTTCCTGAACCATTTCTTTAACCATTGTCTCAAAAGAATATTTAGGCTTCCAACCTAGCGTCTCTTTAGCAAGAGAACAGTCACCATGAAGATAGTCTACCTCTGATGGTCTATAGAACTTAGGATTGATTACTACATAATCTTGGTAATTAAATCCGGCAGAAGAAAAAGCTATATCACAGAATTCTCGAACTGTATGCGACTCACCGGTACAGATTACATAATCACTTAGCTTATCTTGTTGAAGAATTAAGTATTGGGCTTCCACGAAATCTTTAGCATGTCCCCAGTCTCTATAGGAGTCTAGATTACCTAATTCTAGTTTTTGATAAGACAAAATCTTTTGTTCAAATTTAAACTCGCTAATACAGCCAGTAGATAATTCTAACGCTAGCATATTTCTAAAGTTTACTAACTTACCAACGTAATCAGTTATCTTTCTTGTAACGAATTCTTTACCTCTTCTTGGTGATTCGTGGTTAAACAAAATTCCACAAGCCGCCTGTATCTGGTACGAATCTCGATATAGTCTAACCAAATGGTGTGCGGCAAGCTTAGCAATGCCATAAGGGCTCTGAGGAACAAACGGAGTATCTTCATCTTGAAA